ACCTCATATATAGTTCCGCCTCGAATTCCCACTCTTGGACGGACCAATCGAACCCTGAAATGTCTGCACAAGCAGCCACGGCTCGACTGGATTTCATTTTGAGATCGGAGAACAGCTTTTGGGCCTGGTCTCGCAGGGCTAAGCCCATGCCAGGTTTGGAAGGAATTTCAGACCATAGAGAGATTTCAAATCGATTTTGCGCTCCAAAGAGCAGTCTCTCAACGATCTGATCCACGACGGAAACTGATGATATCAAGCGATATCTACGTTGCTTCATCTTCTTCCGGGTGTGCGGCTCCTGTTTGACAAATATTCTGACAGGATCGCAGAAGCCGTTCTCCACTAGATCAACTGCGGTAGCGTGGCTGAGATCAGCATCTGACGCAAGTAGCAACAGACGTTCGTATGCGCAGTTGACTAGCATAAGGCTGTGTTTACTGATTAGTTCCTCGTTGGTAGCAGCTATGGCTGCAAAAGGCGCCCCGGGAGAGGCATCACGCTTGATTTCTGTACGAACGATTGATAACAGGCGTTTCTTCAATTCCACTTCATCCCATGAACGAAGCACGGGATCAACTGGCCCCCGAGGATACTTGAGCAGCAACCGATCGCAGGCCTCGATTAAGTTTGGCGGGGCTGGTACTGCACGGGGATTTTCTGCTTGGAGGGTAAGGGAGGCGTATTCCGCGGCGGATCCGCGCTCTGGCCACGAGTATTCGTGGAGCTCGGGGAAGCGCTCCTGCGCTGCCTTGACCGCGGCCGACGGGTTAGTTGCTTGGCACTCTCTGAATCTGACGGCTGAGCGTCCAACTTCGTGGAGAGGCATGCCAATTGGCTCCCTAATTTCTCTATCAGTGTAGTTTCCAGTTCGGCTATTGCCTTCTGAAACTGATGCGTCAACTCCAGACGCAAATGCGCCTGGCTCTCTTCGAGTCTGGTTTGCATCCGTTTCGTGTTCTCTGAGGCTTCCTGGGCGTAAAAGTACGTGTCTGACATCCCCTTGTCCAGCTCGTCCAGCTGCCGAGTCAGCTGCTGGGGGAGCGCCGAAGGCGCGTCTGGTGGGGGGGCCGAGGAAGTATTCTCTGTCTGGGCCTCCGTAGGCTTCTCCTCCTTCACTGGAACCACCGCTGCCGGCTGAGCCGGGGTAGCGGGTACATCGGCTAGGGGGGGTGAAGCTGTAGCGGGCGTAGCCGCGGACATGACCAAGGAAGGAATCCGCCGTGGCGGGGGGAGGACGCGTGAGGAATTGGGCGCTGGCGACTCCGACTCGGGAATTGAGGGGGTCGGGTGGATTTCCGACCCCCGCTGGGAGTTTAAAGAATCGGTGGCTTCCACGAACTCATCAAAATCCATGGGAGCATCGTCCAGCATATCGCTCCATAATTTCCTCCCCGACGTCTTCAGTCGTTCTTCGATTTGTACGTATGTCTCGTTTGGTCTCACAAACTCAGTAGCTGTAAAGCGGTATCGGCCCCGTCCAACGAGATCGATTTCCTCGACATCTCGCCTTTCGTCCATCTCGAAACTCCTTATCTCAGAGAATCCCTTAAAAGGATTAGGGGACTCGATCTTTTCGAACAAAGGAAACAAGATAGTTGCCAAATTGTAGCGACCGATAACTCCTGCGGCGCGGTGCAATCCCACTATAGTGTCTTGAGAACAATACAATGGGGAACCACTCCATCCAGCCTGAGTTGAACATGTGTGATAAAACGAACCGGGCCTAGGGGCAGGGATGGCTGTACCAGTTGAGCAATGCCACTTGCCCATCTGGAATCCAAACGCTTGCGTGGTGGTATTGGTAGCTCTGGGGGCAACCACTCTCGCGGCTCCTACGCCCAGCTTGCTCCATATAACAGGATCCACCTCTAACGCAACGGCATCGAAATTGGAATTACTGTGACCAAACGCCACTAATGTATCGGCGGGCAGCTCCATTCTCATCAAATCACCCTGCTTGTTCTGTTTACAAATGAATACCTTGCCGCCGGGTTGACGCCGGCTGGTCATCAATACGTGTGCACAAGTGAGTAAAACTGTAGAACCTTGATAGTTCACTCGCGCACCAACTCCCAAATGTTTCCCACTTTCTGATTGAAG